CCCGTTTAAATTCGACGCATTGTACTTACAAAACCCATCATCAGAGACAGGCGGCATCATTCAGGTAGATTACTGGCAAGATTGGAGCAGTGAAGACCCACCTGAGTGCGATTTTATCATACAGTCCTGGGATACAGCGTTTTCTACCCGTACAACTGCAGACTATTCTGTGGTTACCACGTGGGGAATCTTTAAGAAAGACGATTTAAGTATGGCAAACATGGTATTGCTAGGAATGGAGAAGGGTCGCTGGGATTTTCCTACACTCAGGCAGAAAGCCGTGGACAAATACATGAAGCACAGACCAGATTCTATCGTGATTGAGAAAAAAGCTTCAGGTCAATCTTTGATTCAAGACCTAAGACTAGCAGGTTTACCTATTCAAGAGTATCAACCTGATCGAGACAAAGTTGCTAGAGCATATGCTATCAGTTCTTTGTTTCACAACGCAAGAATCTACGCACCACTAGAGAAAGTGTGGGCAAAAGAAACTATTGAAGAGTGCAGACAGTTCCCATCTGGACCTCATGACGATATTGTGGACTCCGTAACACAGGCAGTTCTCTATGTACGTAATGGTGGATACTTAGAACATAGTGATAATTCATGGCTTGACTTAGACGAGTCATCCGTGTATAATAGAAAACGCAGACGTTATTATTAAGGATTGATTTATGGCAGTAGAAAAAAATTTTGACATTCCAGAGGGAGAAGACCTATCTCTCTTTGATGATTTACCAGAAACTTCCGAGCAAAACACTGACGTAATGGCGACACCAGATGGTGGTGCAGAAGTTATGTTGGAAGATAAAGCCGTGATGGAAGAAGCAGAAGCAATGGGTCTCTTTGACGAAATGGAGATGAGCCCCGATTCAATGCAACACGACGCGAACCTCGTAGATTTTATAGACGACCAAGAACTCAACGCAATTGCGAATGAGTTGCAAGATTCTTTTGAACGTGATAAACAATCACGTGATGAATATGATTCAATTGCTGAAGAGGGTGTAGACCTTCTTGGTTTTAAAGCAGAAGAAAGTGATGAGCCATTCCCAGGTGCCTGCGCATCTTCTCATCCTGTTCTATCTCAAGCAGTTGTAAAGTTTCAAGCAAAAGCATACAAAGAATTATTTCCCACTGAAGGTCCAGTGCGTACACGAATTGTTGGTTTACAAACTCAACAGAAAATGGAACAGGCAAATCGTGTGCGTCACTTTATGAATTACCAAACGCAAATTCAAATGCCTGAGTACGGTCCTGAGTTAGATCGTTTATTATTCTATGTGGCATTGTATGGTTCTGCATTTAAGAAAACATATTGGGACACAGCATTACAAAGACCACGTACTGAATATGTTAAAGCACAAGATTTTTATATTGACTACTATGCATCTGATTTAGAAACAGCTGAGCGATTTACTCACAAGTATTCTATGTCTATGAATCAAATCAAAAAGTTTCAGATGGCTGGAACATTTGCAGATGTAGATGTCAATGAAAGTTACTTAGATGAAACATCAGCACAAGAAGCATCTGATGAAATCCTAGGTGTCACAAAACCATATGGTGATACAGACCGTGTAGAAATTTTAGAGATGCACGTGAACTTAGACTTACCAGGTTTTGAAGACCCCGATGGATTAAAACTTCCTTACATTGTTCACATGACAGACGAAGGAAAAGTTTTAGCAATCAGAAGAAACTGGAATGCTGATGATTTCAAAAAAGAAAAGAAATTATACTTCACCCATTACTACATGATTCCTGGTTTAGGTTTCTATGGTTATGGATACTTACACTTGATTGGAGGCTTAACCAAAACCGCAACATCATCTATGAGACAATTAGTAGATGCAGGTACATTTGCAAATTTACCTGGCGGATTCAAAGCACACGGACTACGAGTGTTAGCACCAGACGAGCCAATCGCACCTGGTGAGTGGAGAGAAGTTAATAGTCCTGCGGGTGACTTAGGTAAATCATTACAGCCTTTACCATTCAAAGAACCTTCAGGAACTTTATTTAATTTAATGCAGTATGTTGTTAATGCTGCTAAAGAGTTTGCTGACTCGACTGACAACATAGTAGACCAAGCGTCAAACTATGGACCTGTTGGTACAACCATGGCTTTGCTTGAGCAAAGTTCTAAGTTGTTCAGCGCTGTGCACAAGCGTCTGCATAACGCCCAATCCAAAGACCTGCGAATCTTAGCGAGATTAGATTTTGAGTATCTTCCTGATCTGTACCCGTATGAGGTCGCAGGTGGTGCACAGCAAGTTTTCAAAAATGATTTCAATTTAAAATCAATTGATGTTCTTCCTGTCTCCGATCCGAACATGCCAACTGAGGCACACCGTATTGCAAAGATTAATGCGATCATGCAGATTGCACAACAGAATCCTAATGCATACAACATGGAGCAGATTGGAATGGAACTGTTTGCCGCGATGGGTATTGATGAGCCTCAAAGATATTTGAAGCAACAACAGCAACCGATCTCCGCTGACCCTGTGACTGAAAACATGGCAGCAATGAAGGGTGCCCCCATCACCCCAAGACCAGATCAAAACCATGACGCTCACATTGTAGCTCATGCTTCGATGATGCAGAATCCTGCATACAAAGAGAATGTTGTAATGGTACAAACACTAGCTTCACATATCCAAGATCACTTAGCGATGAAGTATAGAAACGAAGTAGCGCAAATGATTGGTGACCCGCAAATTGTCCAAGCGATGATGTCGGGACAACCGCTTCCACCTGAAGTGGAAAATCAAATTGCACTGCTAACTGCTAATGCTTCAGATTCTATTATGAAGTTAGATGAAGAGAAACAAAAGATTATGTCAGGCGAAAAGAAAGATACATCCGAACAGCAGATTGAATTACAGCGCCAAGATTTAGAATTGCGTAAAGCACGACTCGCTTTAGATGCAAAGAAACATTCTGATGAAATGTCCTTAGAAGAAGCGAAGGTCATGATCAATGATGAGAACACAGACCTAGAGCGCGAGCGTAAGATGGCGAAGGATGCTATGGATATGGCAAAGCAAGGAATTCAAGACGCAAAGATTATGATTAAACGAGAGGAGCTATAATGACTTTTCCTGTTGTTGGATCTAACTTACCTTTACCATATGAGATTTCTAATTCCCTAAGATTTAATGATAATGATAGTCCAAGATTAACAAAAACATTTTCTGTTGAAGGTAATGTAAGGACAAATACTTTTTCTTGTTGGGTAAAAAGATGTAATTTAACACAAAGTTTTATTGTTGCAGCAAGACATACTCCTACAGGAAGTGATAGTCATTTAAAATTTGATAGTTCTCATAGATTAGCAGTCAAATTAAGATATCAAGATAGTGCAGATTTATTAGTCACCAATAGAGTTTTTAGGGATGTAGGTGCGTGGTATCATATAGTATTTATGGTTGACTCTACTCAAGCAACTGTAAGTAATAGAGTTAAATTATATGTTAATGGTGTTGAAGAAACTTCTTTTGCCACTGACAATAGGTCAAATTTAGGTCAAAATAATACTGAAGCATTTGGTGATGATGTTGAACACGCAGTAGCAGGTAGAGCAGAAAGTTCTACATCTGAATATTCAGATTTATATATTGCAGAAACACATTTTGTTAATGGAAGTAATCTTGATGCTACATCATTTGGTGAAACAGATGAAGATAGTGGTATATGGAAACCAAAAATATATGAAGGCACATACGGTACTAATGGTTTCTATTTAAAGTATAATAACACAGGGAACTTGGGTGAAGATAGTTCAGGTAATGACAACACATTCACTCCGTCAAATTTATCTGGAACAACGGATGTTACAACAGATACACCGACTAATAACTTCGCTACTTTAAATGCATTAAGCGCAGGAACATATCCAGAACTTAGAGAAGGTAATCTACAACAATATAATCACGATACTGCTGATAGTAGTGGTGTTGCTTCAACCTTTATGCCTAAAGCAGGTAAATGGTATTGTGAATTATTTTTAGAATCTCCCAGTGCTGGCGATTATCCTTTCTTTGGTATTACGGATCAATCACAATTAAATCAAAAAGGTACTCACGGTACAAAAATGGCTGCAGGTTTTGAAATAGATGGTGCAACAAACAATCAAGGTTCAACAAATTTAGGCACTATCACAAATACGAACACAGGATGGTCTACCTTTGCTGATAATGATATTGTGATGTTTGCTTTAGATTGTGATAATAGAAAATGGTGGATAGGTAGAAATGGCACATGGACTAATTCAGGTGATCCTGCGGCTGGAACAAATGAACAATTGTCTTGGACTAATACCACTGAAGTATGTTCATTTATGTTAGGATATTCTGGTGGGGGTGGTGGAGGTGACCAATCTGTTTGGAACTTTGGTCAAGAAGGAAGTTTCGCAGGGAAAACAACTGCACAAGGAAACGCAGACGAAAATGGTTATGGAAATTTTTACTATTCGCCTCCTTCAGGATACGTTGCACTATGTACTCAAAACCTAGCAACTGAATTATCCCCTACGATTGATGATGGTAGTGAGTATTTTAATACTGTTTTATATACAGGTAATGGTTCTACTAATAATATCACTG